TTAGTGATATGGAAGTGGTGAAACAATATTATGGCTATAGCAACGATAAAGCTCGCCAAGTTTTCCATCTTCTATCACCTGAGCAAATAGAAGAATTAAGAAAAAAGGTGAGCAAAGGTGGAAGAAAATAACATCGTACAATGGTCCCCAGCAGATATGTTGGAGATCACACTTAATGAACCAGACGACTTTCTAAAGGTTCGTGAGACATTAACACGCATTGGCGTTGCGTCTCGTAAAGATAAAAAACTATATCAATCATGTCACATCCTGCACAAGCAGGGTCGATACTTCATTGTACACTTCAAAGAGCTATTCATGCTGGATGGCAAGAAAGCAAATCTTGAAGAGAATGATGTGCTTAGACGTAATACAATCACAACATTGATTAGCGATTGGGGATTGGTTAATATCCAATCTAAAGATCCTCTAAAGTGTGCACCATTACGTCAAATTAAGATCATATCGTTTAAAGAAAAAGATGAATGGGAGCTGTGCCCAAAGTACAATATTGGTAACAAGTAATGTTTATTAAGACAATTGATAATGCACTAGATCCGCGCGTGCTGCTGAGTCTAGAACAAGAAGTTGAATCACTTACCAAATTGAATAAATGGCAGAAGACGTTTGAACGCGCTGGCTCCTATATGTTGGAGGCTAATGACCTCACAGCACTACCTGCATTGCAAGATCTGTATCATGTTGTTTCTAATGCAGAGGGATTGCAATTCATCGAATCAAGTATAGGAATCACTGGAGTTATCTGTGATCCTCATATGATTGGCGCCGGATATAGTCAGATAAAAGATCACGGTGATCTTAAACCACATATTGACTTCAACTGGAACGATAGATTAAAGTTGCATCGTGTGGCATCATTAATCATCTATCTGTCAACTCCAGAAGAAGGTGGTGAGATCGAGTTTGAGAATACTGCTAAGATTGAAGTAAAAAAGAACCGTGCTGTGATATTTGAACACAGTGAAACAATTCGTCATTTTGTTCATCCTGTAAAAGGTATTCGCAATGCTGTTAGATTTTTCTACTATGCATCTAAACTTCGCCCACCTAAAGGATATCATAGAAGTTTATATGGATTAAAAGATGGAAAACCTACAGACATTAAATGATTTTCCTGTTGTTGATATATGGGTTAACAATGATGGTAGCCCACCGATAGCAATAGATTACAAATACAATTTTCAAGGAATTGATATTAATTTAGATGGTAATGCTGCTTTCGATAGTTTTTTTCTTTATCATTTTAGTAAGTATGTAAAAAGTATTAATATAAAAAAGATAGGTCACGATACTATCAATCAAGACAACATTAACCTTGTTGTAGTGGTGTGTCCAGATTTTTATAATGTTATCGATGCCTTAGAACATATCACGCCAGAAATATACAGTTGGTGTAAGATTAACAATGTAAAAATTGCTATATCTCTTACGCGAGAAACTATTTGCGATACGGATGTAGAAAATCTTGACCTTGTCATAAAAGACAAATTAATTAACAATAAATTTAATCCATCTATAGTAAAAATTATAATGAATGGATACGATTATCCAAACAAAATGATGTACTACAAGTATATTGTTCCTGTCGACACTATGAGAAGAACATTGGGTTTTATGCTATCTGGTACTGAAAATGATCCAGATACTATAGTGTTATCTAAAAGTAGAACGTATAATTTTTCACTTCTTACAGGCGCTTTATATACCAGATGGTCCAGAGTTTTATTTTTATCTAAATGTAACCACTTAAACTTGTTGGATGATAAGTTTTTCTATAGCGTCTGTACACTTAACGAAGAAAGAGATCTAGGGTATATAAACCAACTAGCTGATGAGTTTGAAGACTATAAACCCTACATTGAAGCTAGTAAACCTATTTTTAAACATAGAACATATGATAGATATGGTGAGCTTATAACAGGCACAACAAACATCTATGATACTATGGATGAATACTTTATACCACCACAAGTTTTAGACAGTTATGTTCACATTGTGTTAGAAACTGTTAACTGGGGGCCTAGTTTAACTGAAAAAATATTCAAACCAATAGTGGCTGGACTACCGTTTGTCTGGCATGGTTGTCAGAATATTTTACCATACTTAGAGTCGCTAGGTTTTAAGCGATACAACCATATTGATTATTCTTTTGATAGTGACCCAGATCCTTACCGCAGGTTAGATCTGCTCATAAAAGAGGTTCAAAGATTGAATAAGATGGACCTTAAAATGTTAGCATACACAAGTAGAAAAACATCTAAACACAATCAGCAAGTGTTTAAATCTATTTGCAAAGATTATAATGATTTGTGGGAACATTTAAAATGAGTGACTTTGATCCACTATTCCAATTCGAAGCTGCTGTAGCAGAATTCTGGGGCGCTAAGTATGCTGTGGCAGTTGACTGCTGCACACACGCTCTTGAGCTAAGTCTAAGAGTCACTCCTGCAAGACCTTGGGAAATTGCTTATTGTCCCACCAAAACATACATCTCGGTCCCAATGATGCTTGAGAAAGTCAATCGACCACGTCGATATATCGAAAGAAAATGGACTGAATACTATCATTTAACAGATACTGTAATAGATGCTGCTGCTTATTGGAAGCAAGATGGTTATGTTGCGAACAAGTTGATGTGTATATCGTTTGGCCACAAAAAGCATATCAATATTGGCAAAGGTGGAATGATACTTCTTGATGATCCTGTGCTTTATAAGCGTTTACAAAAGATCAGATATGATGGAAGATCTATTCACTCTGGTGTGATGTATGTTGATGATGATGTTACTGAGCTTGGATACCACTACTACATGACTCCTGAGACTGCTGCGATTGGTCTTAGCATTTTCAATGAAAAGAAAGATCAGCCCGCAAAGACTGTTACTGACGCTGATTATCCTGATATAAGAAAGTTTACATATTTTGCAAATAGGGTTTATTGAGCTTTCCCATGTATTCTCCAATCAGGCTAAGTTGCCCTATTCAACAGGATGTGTGTGGAGCTACTGTCGACAGAATCCAGTAATTGCCAGCAACTATACGTTCTCAGCAAAGGATTGGTATTATGTGCTCGATGAAGACTTTTCTGTTGATGACACTGTTGAAAAACTAAAGCACCTCGATGTCCTTGGAGTGTCATACTTCATATGGAACGTCCGTGTATCTGATGAAATCTGTCAGAAGCTAAAACAACTCAACCCCAATGTGATTATTGTTTATGGTGGCTTGGGTATGCCTAAGCACGGCAGATGTCAGCAGTTCTTAGATGAACGACCATATGTCAACTTTATTGTGCACAACGAAGGTGAGCTGGTGTTTGAAAACCTGCTTGTGACGATCGCTGAGGGACGTGATATTAAAACTGTCAGTGGTATCTCAACACGAGAGTTTGTCAACCCACTAGAACGTCGAGTTAAAGATATCACCAAAATGCCTAGTCCGTATCTGGATGGGTTGTTTGATGATCTAATGGCTGTAAAGAATCACACCCACAACGTTGAAGCTATCTTGGAGCCTAGCAGAGGCTGTCCATATACGTGTACGTTCTGTGAGGTTGGTGATAAGTTCTTTACCAAGGTCGAACGTCATTCTCCAGAAAAGATGTTTGCTGAAATTGATTGGGTGTCAAAGTATAAAATAGATTACATGCACATTGTGGATAATAACTTTGGAATGTTCCCAGAACATATGGAAATCGCTGAGTATATTATTGCTACACGTAATAAAACTGGATATCCAAATGCTCTTAATGTTGTTTGGGCAAAGAATAAGAAGCCATTCTTGTTTAAGATTGCTAAAAGACTACAACAAGCGAAGTTAAACAAAGGTGTAACAATTGCGCTGCAGTCTATGCACCCAGCTACACTAAAGGCGATTGAGAGGCCGGCTCCGGAGCGGAAAACACTAAAAGAAACAGTTGATCTACTGAGAGAGCTAAAAGTTCCGGCGTATGTTGAGTTGATCCTAGGATTGCCAGAAGAATCATTACAGAGCTTCAAGGATGGACTGTATACGCTTATTGATGATATTGGTTATAATGAATATGTTACAATCAACAACCTTGTCGTGTTACCTAACACACCATTTGGTGATCCAGAATATCTCGACAAGTACAAGCTAGTAATAACTCAAACAGCACCAGCGTTTGTTCATCACGAGCAGCCTACTGAAAAGATTATGCAAGAGATCAATGATATGGTCACTTCGTCTAGCACAATGACCACTGACGATTACGTAGATATGACTGTGTGGAAGTGGTTTATGCTTGCTACTCACTTCTTAGGTTGGACTAGGGTTGTCGCGATTGAGCTAAAGAAGCAAGGGATTACAAGTCGAGAATTCTACGACAATCTGTTTGAGTATACCAAAACGCACAACACTATCCTCAACAAAGAACATGCGATTACAAGAGGACTGATTAGGAAGGTGTTGGACCGTCAGGTGCCTTGGGGTAGAAAGAATCCTGAGATCTCTAATATCTACTGGGAATACGAAGAATCTACAGCTCTTGTGATTGCACAGAACAAAGATTTGTTCTATAAGCAGTTGACAAACTATGTCGAAGAGTACTATGATGTACCCAACCTCACTGAGATTATTAACAAACAGTATCATAAGATGAAGGATCCATACGCCGTTTACAATGGAGATCTCGAGCTTTGGTGCAAAGAGTGCATGTGGTGGGGGCGAAGAATTGAACGATTCTTTGTTGGGGAGTACTTAGAGGTATAACGGATATTCCTTACAGTAATAGGTGGTCTCTCCTAAATAAATGTGCACTAAGATAGTAAACATTAAGAGAGAAACTATGACACACACACTAAAGACCATTTGGCAGGCAATCGTAAATGTATTTTACACCCCTGTTAAATATTCGCAATATCGTGAGACATACAAAGCGCTAGACAGACTAGCAGATCGCGATTTGTGGGACATGGGTATCACTCGTGGCGATATTGAAGATATCGCTGCTGGTCGTTACCATAAATCGTAACTTCTAAAAACACAACACACACAGGAGAACTAACATGACTACTAAAAACCCATTTGAAATCCGTGCCGAAATGCTCCAGCTTGCAAAGGATTATATGGATCAGAGCTATCACATGAACCTTAACTTCATGCAAAAGGCTTTCGAAGAAGGTAAAAAGACCTTCGAGGAGTATCAAGCGGCCACACGAATGTATTCTACCGAAGACCTTGTGAAGAAGGCTCAGGAAATGTATTCTTTCGTTTCAAAAAAGGATTAAGCATATGCTAGATCCAGATCATTCATATCTCAGATCTCTTCCAGAAAGAAAAGGCACAGGTAAGTAATGTGGCCATATACAGATGATGAGCTTGACTTCATCAACGGAAAACGGAAATAATTCAGGGCGCTTTGGCGCCCTTTTTCTGTTGCTAACGACCTTGAATTGTTGTATAATTACAGCAGCATATTATGGAGACTAAATTTGGACTTTTATACATCCGTCAATCGATATGGTAACGATATCCTACTTCGTGGCTTCAAGCAAGGCAAACGCATTGCTCAGAAGATCCGCTTCATGCCTACACTGTACACTCCTACTGACAAGGACACTGGCTGGAAGACTCTGACCGGCCAGAATGTTATGCCTCGTGGCTTTGACACAATGCGTGACGCTGCAGACTTTATGAAGCAGTATGAAGGTGTCGACAATGTTACTGTATACGGCACTACTAACTACGTTACACAATTCATTACCGAACACTACCCTAAAGAGATTAAATTTGACCGAGATAAAATCAACGTTACCACTCTCGATATCGAGGTGGCATCTGATCAGGGGTTCCCTGGCCCTGACGAAGCTGCCCACACTGTCATCTCCATCACCAGCAAGAACAATATCGATGGCATCTATTATGTTTGGGGATTGGAAGACTACAACCCAGCCAAGTGCCCAGTCGTCGACCCCTCAAAGATCCGATACAAGAAGTGCAAAGACGAAATAGATCTGCTGCTAGACTTTGTGCACTTCTGGCATCACCCCGACAGTTGTCCAGATGTTGTCACTGGTTGGTACACTCGCAGCTTCGATATTCCATACTTGGTCAACCGTATCAAGAATGTGATTGGCGGTGATGTCTACAAGAAGATGAGTCCTTGGCTAGCTGTCAACGCTAAGACTATTCCTATGCAAGGTGGACGTGAGATGCACGTTTATGACCTTGAGGGCATCCAGCAGCTTGATTATATGGATCTGTTCAAGAAGTTTGGCTACTCGTATGGCCAACAAGAGTCATACAAGCTAGGTCACATTGCACACGTAGTGCTTGGTGATGAGAAGCTGTCATACGAGGAGTATGGTAACCTTCACACTCTGTACAGAGAAGACTTCCAGAAGTTCATCGACTATAACATCAAAGACGTTGAGCTAGTAGATCGTCTTGAAGAGAAGATGGGCCTGATTACACTTGCTATGGTTATGGCATATCGTGGTGGTGTTAACTTCTCTGAGACATTTGGCACTACTTCGATCTGGGACTCGATCATCTATCGGATCCTTCATGCTCAGAAGACTGTCGTTCCACCTAAGGTAATGCAGCAGAAGCAGCAGTATCCTGGCGCATACGTCAAGGCTCCTATTCCTGGCAGCTATAAGTGGGTGACATCATTCGACCTTAACTCACTGTATCCATTGACGATTGTTCAGTACAATATGTCGATTGAGACTCTTGTTCAGGGTAAGATTCCTGGCATTGATCCTGATCAGTATCTTGCTGGCAATGTCTCTGCTGTCGAACGAGCTGGTGGTGACTATACGTTGACTGCTACTGGAACACGCTTCCGTAAGGACAAGCAAGGTGTGATTCCTATGATCATTAACCAGTATTATGCAGAGCGTGTTGCTGTTAAGAAGCAGATGCTTGCTGCTAAGCAGAAGTACGAGCAGAACAAGACTAAAGCTCTTGAGAATGAGATCAACACTCTTGAGAACCAGCAGATGGCTATCAAGATTCTTATGAACAGCTTGTATGGTGCTCTAGGTAACAACTTCTTCCGTTACTTCGACATTCGCATTGCAGAAGCTATCACAACTTGTGGTCAGCTTGCTATCCGTTGGGCTGAGCGTTCAATCAACAAGACTATGAACGAGCTGCTGCAGACTACTGATGTTGACTATGTGATTGCGATCGATACTGACTCGCTGTATATCAACATGGAAGCTCTTGTTAACAAGTTCAATCCTAAGGATCCTGTTAAGTTCTTGGATAAGGTATGCGCTGAGCACTTCGAGAAGATCCTCGAGAAGGCCTATGCAGAGCTTGCAACAACTGTCAACGCATACGACAATCGTATGGTGATGAAGCGAGAAGTGATTGCTGATCGTGGCATCTGGGTTGCTAAGAAGCACTACATCCTAAACGTCCACAATAGTGAAGGTGTGCAGTATGCTAAGCCTAAGCTAAAGATGATGGGTATCGAGGCTGTCAAGTCGTCGACTCCTCAGGTATGTCGCGATAAGTTCAAGCAAGTGTTTGAGATCATTATGACGTCTGATGAGCAGACTACTCAGAAGTTTATTGCTGACTTCCGTAAGCAGTTTAGCAAGCTGTCACCTGAGGACATCTCGTTCCCTCGTGGTGTATCAGACATCGATAAGCATTACGATCGTAAGACGATCTATGGTAAGGCTTGCCCGATCCATGTGCGTGGTTCACTGCTATACAACCACTACATCAAGGAAAAGGGTCTGGAACAGCGTTATGAGAAGATTCAGAACGGTGAGAAGATCAAGTTCGTCTACTTGAAGACTCCAAACCCTATCAAAGAGAACATCATTGCTTATCCTCAGAGTCTTCCTAAAGAGCTTGACCTTCATCGGTATATTGACTACAATAAGATGTTCGACAACGCTTTTGTGGAACCACTTTCATCTATTCTGGATGCGGTTGGTTGGGATGTTGAGCCTAAGGCGACATTAGAGGAATTCTTCGGGTGACCTATTCGTTAACAGTATTCAAATCACCTCGGTGGTGGGAAGAACAGCAACGATTCGTATATGATAACAAGACTCATCGTCGTATGGACTTTGAGTCTTGGGAACGCTTTAGCAAATTCTTGTATAAACTATCTGAACGACCTTTGGAGGGTAAACAGAATGCAGAACTTATTTCTCCAGCTGTGTATGAAGCTGGGACTACACGATCAAACAAAAACGTACTTGCTTGGGCAGGCTGGTGTGCTGTTGATATTGATGACTGGGTGTTTGAGGGAGACATAAAAGATGAGCTTTATAGTAGGATTGGCCGCTGGAATTACATTGTGTATAGCACTGCGAGCTCGACAATTGATAGACCAAAGTTTCGTATCGTATTCCAGCTTGACCGCGATGTACCGGCAGGGGAGATCAGACACTTCTGGTTCGCCCTCCAGTCGCATCTGGACGACCGCGGAGATAAACAATGTAAAGACTTCTGCAGAATGTATTACATCCCTGCGCAATATGCTAACGCTAACAACTTTATCTTCAGTAATGCTGGCGCTCCTGTTGCTGTCGATTTCCTTCTCGCAGCATATCCATACTCTGAAAAACAATCCTCCGCGAGCTTCCTCGATCGACTCCCAGATGCGTGGAGAGAACAAATCATCGAGCATAGAAAGTCAGCCCTAGATAACACCTCATATTTCTGGACAAGTTATCAAGACTGCCCGTTCCTCAACAAGAGATTGATCTCTGACTGGACAAGCATTGCTGGTGTTGATGGCACTGGTCGTTACAGAATGATCTACAAAATTATGATCTCGATTGCTGGTAATGCAGTAAAGAAGGGATATCCTTTGACTGCTAACCAGCTAGTCGAATTAATTAAACAGCTCGACGCAGATACATCACGTAAGTATCAGAATCGAGCATTGGATATTGAAGCAAACAACGCTTTGGAGTACGCATACAAACATGCAGGATGAACAAATGAAAAAACTTAAACTGGCAATTATCGGACATGGATTTGCAGGCAAAGCTGTAGACTATGGTTTTACTCACCACATGGTTGAGAAAACTATTATTGATCCTAAATACGGGACCACCGCAAAAGATCTGCCTGACGACATTGATATTGCATTTGTCTGCGTTCCCACCCCAATGGGGGATTATGGAAGCATTGATGCAACGATTCTTGATAGTGTTATGCATGAGCTACAGCTACTGGACAACCTTAAACTAATTATTATTAAGTCAACAGTGACTCCAGATATTGTTCAGAAGTATGCATATGAAGGTGTTGTATACAATCCAGAGTTTTTAAGGGAACGATCCGCTAAAGAAGATTTTATTAATCCACAGTTTCACATCTTTGGAGGCTATCCACAAGCCACCCAACTAGCACAGGATCTATACAACACATTCAGCT